CACCATGACCAATTCGGCGACGGTTGATACAGGTGTCGCTGACGGAACAACTACAGGGCAGATAGGCATTGCCTGCGGGACGCTTTCTTACAGAGATGTAACCACCGACGGCAACAATCCCGGTGGCTACGCTTGGTTCTGGATTGAAGGTGTTTGTCCGATGGATATTACCATGCTCAGCGGTGTAGCTAACGCTGGTATTGATATGTCAACCGTTGGCGGCGTTGCGGCGGGTCTCCCGATTGGACCTGAAGCCGATACGAGCGTCTTGTTTTTTGACGGCGGCGAAATCACGGACAATAAGTGCGGTTATTCATTCGCAACGGATGCTTAAGAAAGGAGTATAATTGTGGCTAATTTAAGTCTAAGGAAAATAATTTTAACAGACAGGTGGCCGGGTTATCCTAATTCTAATCTTGGCATTCCTACGGGCGGTTTTGAAGCTACGACGGGACATTCCTGCGTAACTGCTCCAACTTATCCGCCGATGACAAAGATTCAGGTATTTCAGAACGGGGCGGATGCTTCGTCAGTTCAAGGGCCATATACGATGATTTATCTGGCCTTTAATGAAATGTCAGGTTCCTTTCCGTTATCAAGCGCCGCAGACCAGAGTTCGGATGCACGGCCAATTTGTGGCCACTTTGATTCTACTGCATATATAGACATCGGGCATTATGCCGAAGCATCGGACTGTCCGTACATTGTGTCAAATACAAGCGCTTGCATGGATGCCACATCTACGGGCATGATTGCTATTGGTTGTAATCCGGGCATAGATGTTGATGGCACCACTCTTGCGTATCAGTGGAGCTGGATGTGGTGTGGCGGTGTTTGTCCTCATGTAGACATAACCAGATTGGATTTTGATTTGACTTGTAGTGCAACTGCCTGGAATCATGTACAGCCAGTGGTAGATACAAGTCATCTCGTTATCGGCGTCGGAGATGCTTCGTTTGAAGGTATCTGTGGAATAGCAACAACGGTTTCGGCCTAAAGAAAGGAGATTCATAATGGCAGGTTTTGATTTAGCGGCACAACACGGCGGTCAGATAACCGGTTTCGGTATGATTGAAGGCGGATACTTTGACTTTTCGGCAGGCAGCCAGACGGCAGATGTTCCAACGAGAATGTCCTACGCTTATATGGGATTTGGTGTTACTCGGAACAATGACGTTAATTCGGATGTAGTGGACAGCCTTATTGCAACAACCGACGGCGATATTACCAATGGCGTGATAACTTTTAGACGCCAAGGATTACAAGCCGCCGATAGTCGTGTCTATTACACCCTGACAGGTTTTTAATGCAAATTGGGATGCAAAGAAGTTTCAGTGCCCACGGTGCTAAAGGTGAATGTGGCTGTGTACGATTTGAAGTAGGTAGCCAGACGGTTCAGATTCCGGTCATGGTCAAGACCATTTTTATGGGTTTTGGCCAGACGAAAACCGGTGACTGCTTGAATAGTTTGGTGTGTACCTGTGATAACAAAATTGTAGACGGAAAAACAACATTTACCAGATACGGTGGTTTTTATGGTGACGACCCTGAGATGAATTTTCTCATCTTGGGCTGGTAGAAGAAGAGCGTTCTTCTTCCTTTTCGCGGATAGGCCCTTCGGGGCCTGTCCGTATAGGAGTGTCAAATGGATGGTGCAGCTTTAACAGATGAAATTCAAGCGTTGTCCGGACGTGTCGGCGATACTGCGCTAATCACAGACGCCAGATGTACCCGCTGGGAGAATGAGGCCCAGCGAATCATAGCTGAGAAAGTACCGGGTCTGCATGAGCTTACGTTCAAGAACACGGATTCTTTCGATACTACTGTAACATTGAGATATTCATTAGCTGAGATTACATCGGGCTTGTCGGATTTGACTACGGAAAACAGGATAGCGCATGTTTTTGCAACTACTTATCTTAACGGGAACGAAACGAGACATCTTAAATATCGTCCTGTCGATGAGTTTGACGAGATGTATCCTGACCCGACTCATACTGATATACCGCATACTATAAGTACGAACTGGACCCGGCGTGGCAATTATATCGAGATAATGCCTTTGTGCCTTACGGAAAATTGCGATAAAGACCTGCGATTCGATATAGGTGTATATCCGATTGATATTACCGCCGCCATAACGCCCAGTCTAAACGATGCCGACGATGGTTTGATAGCCTATGGCGTCTGGCACGCTTTTGTGGCGATAGGTGCTGAAAAGGCGACGGATGCGGCGATATGGAAGACCAAGTTCTTTGAATGGCTGGAAGATTACAAAGACCAAAACGATACGATGCACGAATGGGATGGTAACTGGTATGAATAGGAAGAAGAAATGGAGTTTCTATGTAACTTAAATTGTCCGGCGTACCCAACGGAACGGTTGTGTTGTGAGTTTTGCGGTAGAAGCAATGCCCGATTCGTAACAGAGAGTAACAGAAAGTATTGGACAGATGAGTCTGGATTCTGGAAATCGGGCGGATGTTCGTTGCCAAGGGACGAAATGCCTATGTTATGTCGGCAGAATAATTGCCGAGACAAGACATGGGTGGTCATTAAAAAGTGGATAGATGGGAAATGGGTTGATTTGGCTATGCACGAAGTTCCGGTCGGCCAGGAGGTATTTGGCATTGGTACTCGTCCCGCGACTAATGATTTGGGTTATAGCAGGATAGAGATGTAATGGGATTTCGATGTACAGGTTGTTGCCCGATACAGACAATGAAAGGGTGTTGTTTCCATTGCGAGACCAATTTTGATTCGTATAAAACTAAAGACAACGAACATTTTTGGTCAGACAAGAATGGGTTTTTGACACCAACCGGATGTGCTTTGGGCGAACAAAGACCGCAACGGTGCAAGGAGTATGATTGCAGGGATTACGAGTGGGTTGTTACAAAAAAATGGATTAACGGTAACTGGCGGAATGTTGATATAAAAGAAATACCGATAGGATGTAAAGTTGCCGGAACAATACGTATAGGAAAGAAGAATGGAAATTGTAGCCGAATTAGGTGCGAGCCATAATCAGGACTATGAAACAGCGTTGGCGCTGGTATTCGCCGCACAGGAAGCGGGTGCGGACACGATTAAAGTCCAGATGTTCACCGCTGACCAGATGGCTCTGAATGACGGCTCGATAATTACAGAAGGGCCGTGGGCAGAGTATGATTTGTACCATTTGTACGAGAAGGCTGCTATGCCTCTTGAGTTTGTACCTAAGCTCAAAAAGCTCTGTGAACAAGTGAAGATGGGTTTTATCGCTTCTGTTTACCATCCTGACATGGTGAAGGTTGCAGAAGAGATAGGAATTGAGCGTTATAAGATAGCGTCATTTGAATTGCCTTGGCTGGGTCTGGTTAAAACTGTGGCTGCTACAAAGAAACCGATGATAATGTCGGTTGGTATGGCGGAGCATAAAGAGATAAGCGCAGCCGTACAAATAGCAAAAAAGCATTGTAAGGACTTGACCCTGTTATGGTGTGTTAACGACTATCCTGCCGACCCTGAAAAGATGGACCTTAAGACTCTTACGAAACTGAGAAAGTTTCATTGTAAATCGGGTTTAAGCGACCATTCGACAGGATACATTGCCCCGGTCGTTGCTATGGTATTAGGCGCGACTATGCTGGAAAAGCATATTAAGATTGACGGTGGGCTCGACGAGAGTTTTGCTCTTACCTCTGTCGAGTTCAAGGCAATGGTAGATATTGTCAGGGCTACCGAGAACAGTATCGGCAGTACGCGATACGGCGGGAAGAAGAAGTTCAGACGAAAGGAAGTTGAAGGAAAATGGGTGAGAACCTGTTAGGAAAAACGATATTGATAACGGGCGGGACCGGCTCGTTAGGTAGAAAACTGACCGAAAGGATATTGAAATGCGAACCGAAGAAGTTAATTGTATTCAGTCGGGACGAGTTCAAACAATGGGAGATGGCGAAGGACTTTCCCGAACCGAGGTATTTTCTGGGCGACGTTCGAGACGTGGAGAGATTGAAACAGGCCCTTGCGGGTGTGGATTATGTGATCCATGCCGCTGCGTTGAAACAAGTTCCGGCCCTTGAGTATAATCCGGAAGAGGCGATAAAGACTAATGTTCAAGGCAGTATGAATGTTATTAGTGCCTGTATTGCTAACGAGGTTAAGAAATGCGTATTTATTTCGACAGACAAAGCAGTCAACCCAATCAATCTGTATGGTGCGACCAAGCTGTGTGCCGAGAAGTTATTTATTGCCGCGAACGCATATAACAGAACCAGGTTTGTGTGTGTACGATATGGTAATGTTATAGGTTCGCGTGGTTCGGTAATACCGCTATTTCAAAAGTTAAGAGCGACAGGGATAAAAAAGGTTCCGATTACTTCACCTGACATGACAAGGTTCTGGCTCACTTTAGATGAGGCCGTGAACCTTGTCATGTTAGGATTGGAAGTTGCCGGGGGCTGGATATTAGTACCCCGTGCGCCTGCCATGAAGATAACCGATATTGCGCGGGCCTTGATTCCAGATTGCGAATTTGATATAATAGGGGTAAGGCCTGGTGAGAAGATACATGAATCGCTTGTTTCTAACGATTTGGAAAAAGTGTCGATGGTGTCTCTCGACGGTTCCGCTCATTATCCGTGGGACAAGCCTTACACGTCGGACAAGGCAAAGCAAATGGACGAAGAAACGTTTTTGCAAAAGGTGAACGATGTTTGACAGACTTGTTATAGGCACGGCTAACTGGGCCAAGGAATATAACGGTTCCAAATTAGAGCGAGCCGAGATAAAGGACATTTTAGACTATTGTACCTGCACCGGGATTACTATGTTGGACACCGCCGATGAGTATAACAGCGAAGAAATCATCGGTGAACTTGCAAACTCTTCTTTCGATATAGTTACCAAAGGCAATGGAAGTATCGAGAGACAGTTGAACCGGCTCCAAAGAAATGCGATATACGGTTATCTGTGGCGTACATCCGGACTGTTTGGCAGGAGTCATTTGATACCGGAAGCTGAAAAGACAGGCATATCGTTGTATGAACCACCGCCCGAAGGAACCAAGTGGGGCATGAAACCACAGATTCTTCAAGTGCCTTATTCGCTTATGGACAGGCGGTTTGAGACTTTGATACGGTATTGGCAATGTACTGGTATTGAGATTCATGTACGGTCTATCTATCTTCGTGGTAGATGTTTACAAGATGCCCACAACCATGATTGCTTGCAATTTGTTTTGGCAAATCGGTTTATTGACAAAATTGTAATTGGCGTAGATTCGCTTGAACAACTGAAGGATAATGTGGATTTTATCCATTTTTGGAATCTGCGTCAGTGTGACAATGAATTTATTATTGATCCAAGAAAATGGAAGGAAGAAGAATGAACTGGAACGACACATTAAACGTAATCCCGGACGGCGTCCAGACTCTCAGTAAGATGCCAAGCAAGCATGTAAACGGAGTCTATCCTAAATATATCGACAGGGCCGAAGGCGCTTATGTATGGTGTGGGGACAAAAAATACATAGACTATCCTTTGGGGTTAGGCCCGATTGTACTGGGTCATGCCAACGAATATGTGAACCGGGCGATAGTAAACCAATTACAGAAAGGGATAGTTTATTCTTTACCCGCCAAACAGGAAACGGAACTGGCCAACAAAATATGCGACATTATTCCATGTGCTGAAAAGGTCCGGTTTCTCAAGACCGGCTCTGAGGCAACATCGGCAGCTGTTAAAATTGCACGGGCGTATACGGGCAAGAACAAAGTCTTGTGTTGTGGCTATCATGGCTGGCATGACTGGTTCTCCATAGTCAATGATAAGAAAGACGGTATCCCCAAGATAATCGCCAATCTGACAGCGAAATTCACATACAACGATATTGACAATTTCAAGGCCAGGTTGGGGAAGAAAGAAAACTGCAAGGTTGCTGCGGTCATCATGGAACCGTATGTTTTGGAAGAACCGAAGAAGAACTACTTACAGGACATTCGTTCTCTGTGTACCGATTATGGTGTAGTATTGATATTCGATGAGGTTGTCACGGCTTTTCGTACAAAGAAGTTTAGTGCCCAGGCGTACTACGCTGTTACGCCTGACCTCACCTGTATCGGTAAGGCAATGGCTAACGGGATGCCGATAAGTTGTGTTTGTGGGAAAGCAAAGATAATGGATGTACTGATGGGTGACTGTTTCATATCCTCGACTTTCGGCGGTGAATTAGCCTCAATCGCAGCGGCTTTGGCGACTATCGAGTACATGCAATCTCATAATGTGATAGACCAGATATGGAAAATGGGTGACAGGTTCAAAGAGTCATTTAGGACTATAACCGATAGTACAGGATTGACCGACGAGGTGTACTTGAAAGGACTTCCGCCGAGAACGTATTTTGTCTTTCCTACCCCCGAACATAAAGCTCTGTTCTGGCAGGAATGTTTGTATCGCGGCGTTTTGTTAGGTCATGCCCAATTCATATCTTATGCTCATACATTGGGTGTGATTGATGAGACTATCAGGGCCATGCGTGGTGCAATGAAACTGGTGCGGAAGTATTGGGACAATCCGAGGGACGCCTTAAAAGGTGACCCGCCGGAAGAAACTTTTAGATTACCGGAAGGAATGAAGAATGGAACTGAGACCACTGAATCTAACGGACCTGCAAAAGGTAAGGGAATGGCGCAATCAAGTGTTGGAAACGTTAAGGACTCCATATCCGTTGACGGAGGACGACCAATTACGGTTCCTGCGAAACTATGACCCGTACAAACATCGATACTGGATGGCATATTCTGCTGATGACTTAGTTGGCATGGGCGGCATCACCAATATCCAGTGGGAAAACCGCCTTGGGGAAATAAGTTTGATAATTGACCCGAAGCAACAAGGCAAGCAGCATGGAGAGAGAGCTGTTGGGCATTTGCTGGAACAAGCCTTTGGCAATATGGGCTTGAAAACAGTGTTTGGTGAATGCTATATGTGTAATGAGGCATGGAAATTCTGGAAGAAAATCGTAACGGAACATGCCGGACAGGAAACGATACTGCCGAACCGGAAACTGTGGAAAGGAAGATTCTATGACAGTCTCTACTTTAGTTTCGATGCAGACTGCTTTGTACTCTGATTTGGACAAGGAATACAATCAGGCCATGAGCGGGCCATACGAAGATATGGGCAGTGTCGGCTTAAAGGACGGCAGGATAACAGGCTATTGGCGTCCGGCAGTTGGATTGACGGTTGAGCAGTTAATGAATTTATGGCAAACGTCTCAGGACATTTATTATATGGACTTTCTTGAAAACGGGTTATCACCGGTGAGTAAGGTTCTATTGTTAAAAGGATATACTGCTACGCCATATTACACCCAGATAATAGAATTACTGAAGCCAGTGGAAGTACTGAAGCAAGAACTGCGGAAGAGTTATAAGAGTCTTGTGAACAAAAATGTCATTATAAATGACATGGACGAGATAACCCCGTTTCGCAGGCTGCACGAAAAAGTCAAAGGCGTAACTCGTTCGCAGGAAACATGGGACATACAGCAAAAGATGCTGTGGAAGAAACAGGCGTTTTGTTTGACACAGACGCACTTTAAGACGAGGCGGAACCCCTTACCGTCCAATACGGTAACCGATGCCGGTATGCTTGTATATTACAATGAATACATGGCCTATTATGCTTCCGGGTGTTCAACGGTTGATAGCCATGCCTTGATGTGGCAGGCGATAGTCAAGGCTAAAGAGTTAGGCTGCAAGAGATTCGAGATGGGCGAACAGGTTTTCGACGATACTAAGAAAGGTAACATAAGCAAGTTCAAGCGGGGTTTCGGTGGCGATACAGAGGTGCGTCTGATTTTGGAAAGGAAGAAAGTATGAGTAAGATTTTGATATTGTCTGCTTCGCCTCACAGGGACGAGGTTGTTGATAATTTGATTAAGCAGGAATTAGAATCGCTTGATAATAAGGTATGGACTCATCCATGTCTGAGAGAAGGCCGTGATGCTATTCTTGAGCACAGGCCCGATGTTATAGTATTGCCGCCAATCAGAAATCCTTATTCAAGAGACCTCGCTGAAACCTGTAAGGATTTTGGCATAGGTATTGTATCTCGCCATACGGAAGCGAGTTGTGATTGGCAGGACTTCAAAGACGGAAACGCAGTTACAAAAACAGCTATTCTCGGCAGATGGAGATACGACATCGACAAAGAATTGGTTTGGGGTGATGACGAAGCCCAGATACTTGAAAGAAGAGGGGCCGGATTTCCTGCAATAGCTGTAGGTGCATTTGGTGTAGATATTTACAAACAGACTGGATTTCGTAAGAAATTTGTTTCCAGAGTCGATTTCTGTAAAAAATGGGATTTTGACGAGAACAAGAAAACATTGACTATATCTTCACCGTGGGGTTTTTGTGATTCCGCCCCTGACTTGAGTATAGACGAAATGGTAGAAATTCAAAGAGAAGTTGAAGGTAGACAGAAATATCTCGATATGGTTAATGGACTCAAACAGAGACTTGATTGCAATATCTTGGTTACATTGCATCCCGGCGTTTTGGTAGCGCCTTATAAGCAATCACTCGACCAGATGAAGATACCGCTTGATACTGAGTCAACAGCGACGGATATTTTGGTTAATACCGATGTCTTGATTCATTCGGGTTCTACGATGGGTATTGAAATGCACTGTATGAATAAGCCGGCATTTCAATTTCAGGATGTAAACGAAAAATATACTTGTGGATGGTGGATAAAGTCTGGCAGTGCATTAAGTCGAGTATCGCCGCGAATAGAGGACTTAAATGAGCTTGCCAAAGCCGTATCACTTGCGGAGAAGTCTAACGCTGATAAGACCGCTATCAAGGAACTGGAAACAGGCCGGTATGGCAAGATGGACGGCAAAGCATTTAAGCGGGCCGCCAAAGAAATCAACGAAGTTAAGGGCAAGTTTAAGTTTTGCTGGCCGCGTGCGCATGTGGATTACGACCAGATATGTGCGTTCAAAGAAGAAGCAAAAGCAATAAGTAAAGGATATTGCGGGATATGTAAAAAACCGTTTACAACAATAAATGTTCAATACTTAAAGGATTTGTGTAATGCCCTTGGCGGCGACAAGAACAAATTGGCGAATGTAAGCAAACAATCATTCTGCCCGCACTGCGCGGCGAGGTTCTTCAGGAAATGATATTAGGAATAGTAACAGCAAGACTGCGTAGTTCCCGATTACCTGCAAAGGCGCTGCTTCCAATGTACGGTAATACAATGGTTGGGCATGTTGTTAGTATGCTTAATGAAAGTAATGTAGACGGACATGTACTTTGTACGCCAGATAGTTTTTTGACGGAATTTGTTTTATGCCCTTCTGTGATATGGCAAGGCGAAAGGGATATCACGTCAGAACTCAGGAATGCTGCGAAGTTAAATTTTGCTGACCATGTAGTTCGGGTAACGGCAGATTGTCCTTTTGTTACGCCAGAGATAATCAATCGCGTAATCAAAGAGCATTTGGAGTCTGGTGCAGATTACACTTATAACCATCACGACCATTTGCCGTCCAGTACGCCAGAGGGCATAGACGTAGAGGTAGTAACAGTGTCGGCGTTACAGAAATTGAGAGGAAAAGAACATTTGTATAATGGTGAAAAAATGAAAATTCACCGCGTAGATATGGAAGAAGAAAGAGAGGTATTTAGCGTAAACACATTAGACGAGTATATGAGAGCATTTAAGGAGTTATAAAATGGGAGTTCATGCCTCCGGCGACGGAGCCGCTTGGGATTCATTAGAGAATCTTGACGTTGACCAGCCTCACGGCCTTGATTACAGAGAATCGGTACACATGGCGAAAGCGGTGCGCTTACGACTCGACCAGGAACATACCACTTTTGGCGATTCTACCGCAGGTGGTATTCACATGCCCGGCGGCGTTGCTGTTTTAGGTATGGAACTTACCGATGACGGGGGCGATATAACCGCTGTTGTTGTCGGAGACGGTACGTACCGCGCCAGAGGGCTTGTGTGGGCCTGGGACGGCTCTGCGGACGCAAGGCTATGGTGCAGTACCAAAGCCGCTGGAAACTCCACTACGGGCGACTGGACGCTTCTGGCGCTGCATCCTGACAAGCAGTGGGGTGGGAGGGACGTTACATGGGCGGGGGACCATGAATTTGGCGGGGATGTGGATATAACGGGTGACGTATCTGTTGGTGGGGCCTTATATGTCGATGCTTCCGCTGATTTTTCCGGTGCTGTGAATATATCTGGTACTTTTGAGGTTACTGGCAATGTTGGTATTACCGGCGACTTAACTATGTCCGGCACGCTTAAGGTTGCCACGGACGTTAGCATTACCGGTGATATGGGCATAGATGGAACATCGAATTTCTTTGATGAGGTAGATTTCTCGGATGTTTATTTGAGGGGTGACATAACCGGTTCTGCTCTTGGCATAGTGGCTATTTTCGGCGCAAGAACGTTCACAGATACGGTTGCTGGTGCTTTAGTACATACTTCTATATATAAGGCTCAATGCGATGGGTTTTTGACTGTAACTTCTGCAACTGATGGAAACGCATTTACTATTTTTGCAGAACAAACAGACACAAGTCCCGATGTTGTTGTTGCGTACACTGAGTCAAATAGTAATATAACAAATGGCGTTACTGTTCCTATCAGGAAAGATGATTATGTTCAAGTTGCCCAAACGGAAGGTGCTGCTGCTGCAATTATGTCTTTTGTACCAATAGGTACGGGTGGTCTTGTGAAACAATAGGATATTATTATGCCTTCTATTTTAGTACAAAAACTCGATCTCGGCCTCAATGCTCTTGTATCCGAGAACATAATAGACCCAAGGGGTGCAGCCAGAGGAACTGAGAATATCCTCTATGAATATGGGATAATGCGTACTCCGTTCGGGTTTGCAAAGGTGGATTTAACTACTACAGGTCTCAATTCCGGCGATGCAGCTTTGAGTATCATGCCATACACAGAAGCGGACAGGACATCTCATCTGCTTGCGGCAACTACGCAGAAAATATACCTGCACAACAGAGTGGCGGAATCATGGGACGATAAAACCGGAACTGCATTAAGTTCGGATATTTTCCATCCTGTGAGTTACACCGAAATTGCGCACAATGACACTGATATATACTTGAACGATAATGCCACCCAGAGCAAGCAGTATTATCATCTAATAGTATGTGACGGCGGCATGAGTAATATCCAGAGATGGGCGGGCAAGTACGAAAGTACATTCCATGACGTAGTTGGGGCCGGAGGTTATCACGATGGCACTACTCATCGAGCATTACAAGTTGAGGCGTACAAGAACCGTTTGATTTTGATCTCACCTTTATCATATAACTCGTCGTCTAAAACATGGATTCCTAATAAGCAGAGAATCCAGTATCCGGTTATTTCCAAACTCCAAACATGGACCGGAACGGGGTCGGGGTTTGTTGACTTGGTTGATACGGGCGGTGAAAATATATGGTCTGCTCGTTTGGGCAGTCTTTATACAATTTATCAGGACAACTCAATCTGGGACTTAGGATATGTTGGCGGGACGAGAATTTTTGACCCGAAACCTGTAATTCCTGAACTTGGCCTTCTGGCTCATCATCTTTTGGCGGTACATGGTAATGCTCATTACTTTGTGGGAAGCGATTATAATGTATATGTCTATTACGGGGGTTCGATTAAACAGAAAATAGGCGACAAAATACATAGGTTCTTGCAGGAAGATTTGGACCCTGTATATCAGAACCGCTGCTGGATGGCTTTAGGCGAACAGAACAGATGGTTGTATATTTTCATCGTTCCAAACGGTTCAGTTTTTATCACCAAAGCCTATATAATGAATATGGCTACGGGTGCATGGTCGGTCAGGGACTTTACTAATACATTTGGTTCAGGTGACGGGGTTACGGCTGTGTCTTTGGTTGGCTCTCAGGCTTTTACTACCGGTGCTACCTACCAAGAGGCCCTTGATACATTAAGTTCATACGATGCAGGGTTTGTTGACGGGTCTACAGCGGGAGATGTTACTGTAAGATACGGCGATATACTATGTGATAACACAAGCAATGCTTTGGACTGGTCCACGCTTTCAGCTACCGCCGATTATGATTTTAGCTGGAAAGCCGGAGAAGTTGATTTAAGTGCAGGAGGACTTTTATTTTCGTTTTGTTATGAAAACGACCCGACCAAACTCATAGACCTTACGAGTCATGCGGACGGTACAACTTGGTCTGGGCTTATTCTGAGAATAAGCGACGGTTCGGCCACCGGGGACATGCCACACGGAACTCATTATTACCAATTAACGGATGTATGTTCTGCAAAAGACGGAGCAACAACCGACTATTCTGTTACTGTTCACGTTGCGCCAAGGGATTCAACCCGCAGTTCGGACTCTACAGGAACAGGAATAGCTGACCTATCGACAGATACGCCCGTATTTGCAGGTGACACTACGGGTATTTTGTTTTGTCCTTCTGGTCCAAGTTATGCCGATTCCCTAAACGAAGTATTGGTTGATGCCAAGATATTTCTTGGCGATGCTACGGGGTTTATTTATCTGATGGATGAGACTTATGCCACAGAGGATTTTAACAGTATTGTAGCGAGACATATTACTCCTGTTATCGATATGGGACGCCCGGGAAGATTTAAGAGAAATAACAAGTTGTCATTTACAGCAAAAGAGAAAGAGTCCGGTACGGGCGGTATAATAGTACGATTCAGAACAAGCAACTTCGATACATCGGAAACCGGATGGATAAATGCGGACTCCGGGAATCCTGTATATGATATTGAATCCAATTGCGTAGGATTTTGGAAGCTGAATGACAACCAGCGAAGTACAGTGGTCGCAGATGATTCCGGTCGGGACCATACCGGTACGGCTTCGGTCAATACAGATACGATTTCGACGGAGGGAAAGGTTGGTAAGTGTTTTGATATGGCCAGTTCTGCGTATGTTACTGTGGCCAGTCATAGCGATTTTAATTTCGGCAACGGTACAGCGGATTCTCCGTTCAGCATATCGGTATGGGTTTATGTAACTGCGTCAATAGCCGAACAAATAATCATATCCAAGGCTACAACCGGTGCTATTGACGGAGATTGGGCACTGTTATTGACAGACCGCAAAGCAACTTTTACTCTTTATGATAATGCCATTGGGTTTGTTTCCAAGTTTACAGTTGCATCTTTATCTGCTGGCTGGAGGCATATTGTTGCAACGTATGACGGCGTAGGTGGTGCGACTGCCTATACCGGAATGAATATATATATTGATTCAGTTCTTGTGACCCAGAGCAATACCGGTATAGGCGTATACACTGCTATGTCCGGCGGTACTCACGATGTGGCGATTGGCTCGCTTGAAGATGGCACAACAAACTATGCTGATAAGATTGATAACGTGATGATATTCAATAAAGAACTGTCTGCCGTTGAGGCAGGGGCATTGTATAGTTCGGGTAATGGAACGGAAGCGCTTACGAGCCAGGTATTTACGTTAAGCAGCGATTGGGAAGAATATGACGCATATATAAATAGAAGTTCTAAGCGAATCCAATTCGCTTTTGTAAATAGTCGTGGTTCTGATTTTGAGGTAAGAGAGGCGGAGTTACATGGCGAGTTGGAGGGTAACAGGTAATGGAAATAAATAAAGAAGTACCATCGTTACAGATTGGAGAACTGGAAAGTGATGCCGCTATCAGAGAAATAGCCATGTATGTAGAAACGCAGATTACTCGTATGCAAGGTGAGATATTCGCCTTGAGACAGTTTTTGGAAACAGCGGTGATAAATAATTCCGGCACACCCGATCAGGAGTTTAATCCATTGGTGTAATTAAGATATTCAGGGCAACGGACCCGAAGATTGTGTCCTTAATGCACTTCTTTGGTGATGACGATTCTACCGAGCAGGAAGATAGAACGAGTTTGGCGGGGCTGATGAGCGTTAGTCCCGATGGAGTTTGTGTGATAGTTGGCTTTAGGGACAACGAATTAGTATGCCATGTATGCGGAAAGAAAGACAAGGATTGGGTTTGGGTCTATAACGCATGGTCGAAAGTAGAGAAGAAACTTTCAGGTGAATGTTTTGATATGATAAAGAATTGGACGAAGAAATTAGGTATAACTCAGTTAAGGTGCGAGACTTTCCGCAAGCCAGAAAGCATGACCAGGTCATTTGGCTGGGAAAAGTACAGCACAATTATGAAACTTGATTTAGGAACAGTCCAATGATACGTATAAGTTCTGATAAAGGTGGTAGTTCCAAGACAGTAACAACAAGTCCTTATTCTGCGGAACAAAGGCAAACAATCGGACAGGGGCTTGATATATACGGTCCGACATTAGGACAAGGTGCGAATGTATATCAAGGTCCAAGGGTTGCTCCGTTAGCGGGAACATCACAGGATGTTCTGGATCGTTTGCCGGACTTTGCGACGATGTTTGGCGACTTGACCGGTTCTCCTCTTCAAAAACAGTTAGAGTCTACTGCTGGCGGTTTACTCAGAGGAGAGACGGGCGCACAGCCTGTAACTCCCGAACAGGAATCTGCGTTCTTCGCAAGGACAGTAGGCGACCCTCAGCAGAGAAGATTTGAACGAACTGAAGCGCCTTTGATACGAGAAGAATTTGCCGGACCCGGTTATTGGGGCAGTGCAAGGGCAGGTGAAGTTACAGAGGCACAAAGAGACCTTAATGAATGGCTTGGTGTCCAGCGGGCAGATTTGGGATTTGATGTTCTTACGAGGAACCAACAAATAGAAGAGGCCAAGGCTGGTCGTGCATTAGGCGCTATAGGCCCATCTCTTGCCGTTGGCGAAGCCCCGACGAGAGAAGCATTAGGTCGTCTTGGCGGATTAGGGCAGGTTGCACAGTTATCCGATGTCGAGCGTGTGCAAAGACAGACCGAGATTAACGCTGAGATACAGAAGTGGGCCGAAGAGCAATTGATAACCGACCCGGTGAACTTGCAGATTCTTATGGGATTCTTGGGTATACCTGCGGCTGGAGCTGTTACTTCAAAAACAACGGAAGCACCACGCTCGTTTCATTCAGAAGATTGGGCACAAAATGTTTACGGACCAGCCATAGCTAATATCATTACAGGTGGTGCATCTGGGCAAAAGACATAATATAGGAGCATATCATGCCAGTAGATTTTGGTAATATATTACGAACGGGTGTTCAAGGCGTTCAAGATGTCATGTGGCCTAACATAAGTAGGAGGCAGTTACAAGAACGAGAACAGGCAGGCATACAAAAGTCTCGCGGGTTGAACGATACCTTGACACGGATAAAAATGGCAGGTGGATTACAAACTCCTGCCGGTAGGGCTATTGCGCAATCGGAACTTGCCAAAGACCCTGAATTGCAAAAGCTAATGACGAGCATGGGTACCGAGGCGTTTGGTGCTGGTGCATTTGGCAGTCTTCGGGCGGAACCGGGCAGACAAGTTAGTTCTGCGAGACGTGACCCGTTGGGCAGTCTTCTTGGGTATAGTACTGAGCCTACAGCAGAAGAAAAACCTCTCACTCCAAGCCAGCAGATGGATAAGTTTACGGTAGACTACATAAATACATTGCCGCCTAAAGAAAAAGCTGCATTTATTAAGGAATTAGCAACGAAACCATTAACATCTGTTACTGTGATGCCTCCTGGACCTGGGCTCCAAAAATCCACAACGGCAAAAATAGAAGATATGATACTGGAACTTGAGCAAGTAGATACAACACTTGACCAGATGATGGAAAATTACGAACCTTCGTTTTTGACTTTTCCCGGCCAACTGGGTGCTGGCGCACAGAAATATGCAGAAAAAATTACTGGTTCTGCATTGTTAGGGAAAGAATATTTAGCCAAACGAAGTACGTGGTTAGCGAATGCAAAAGATTCATTCTTGAGATATAGAAAATTTATTACTGGTGTTGCCGCAAGGCCGGAAGAAAAGGCGGATATTGCAGAAGCTGTACCGGATCCTACTAAAAATTCTCCTACGGAATTTGAAGCAAAAGTAGATGCCACCAGAAGGCTTAATGAAAGATGGAAATGGAAACTTCGATTGTATAGACAAGCTGGGATAGCAAGCCCAACACAAAAAGAACTATCGAAGATTAGTTGGACAGACATCAACCCAAGAGAGATGACTGCTGAAAGACAGCAGGAAATGATAAATCGAATAAAGGGCTTATCTACTCTACAAGACACAACCGCTCCATCTGTTAGCGGGAGAGGTCAGGAAGCAAAACCTCCAGAACCGTTCAAAGTACCAGTCAGCCAGGTGAACGTAACGAACAGGGCGGGAGTTAGCGAACCGGTTAGTATTGCTATGCTTAAAGGCCACTTACAGCGAGGGTCAACTATTACGGGTCATCCTAATATAGCAGCATATCAGAATACATCGGGAGAGGCCCAAAAAGCTGGCGCAGATAGTATACCTGCCGGTGAATGGGCCATTACTTTTGACGGAGGCAAGACATGGCAACTTCTACGATAAAACCGCCACCTGGATTTGGACGGTCGCCTGCACGATTTGATGAAGCTGCTTTTGGAAAATGGTAAGCAGAACAATCAAAAAAAACAGGGATTAATCCTAATCCAGACGACCCGCGGCATAAATATGATTACCGGGCAGCATATAAAGCTGGTGTGGAACCAACAATATCTTCAGCAGATAATCAATACCATTGGCCCAGTAGGTTCAAAGCACCTGACCATTCAAACCGGTTCGTAGATGGTATTGATACAATAACAGGCGAAATGGCAGGAACTCCAATACCTCCACCTCCCGGCTTTGGGCCACAGGTGCAACAACAAGGAAGCCTGGAAGGAACAGAGCTTACATCTGAAATGGAAGGTGCTGGGTTTTTATCCAGCGAGGAAGACAGTAGTTTGTTGCGTGAAAAGCGCCAGAGATATGAAACATATTCGCAACTTGACCCTAAGTGGAGGAAATTGTCTAAGCCAGAAGTGAACAGGCAAATTGGTTATGAAGATTTGATAGATATAATGGCGAAGCCCACATTAAGTTTTGAGCCCGAAGGATATGTAGCTGCGCGGTCCCTATGGATGGACCCTGCGTTGACTGTGGGAAAAGCAAAAGAAATGCTCACAAGAGGACCAATACGTAATCGAGCTTATAGAGAGATGAAGAAAAGAAACTTCTCCGATGAACTTATTGAATACATGGTGAAATCCGAGGCTGTAGAAACAGACGAGTTTCTTGCACAATTAGCTTCAGACATACCATCTATAGCGTTATCTATTGCAGGTGCAAAATTTGGTCAGATGGCAGCACCATCCCGTCCGGTGTTGGGCCCAGCCATCGGTGCAGGTATTGG